GTGGATCAGATCGGCGCAATCGGCGTCATCCGTAACCGCGCCCGTCACGCCGACACGCCGCACATCTCTGTGCCCGGCGACCGGCGCTGGGTTTACCCGAACACCCTCACCGCATCCACGCTGGTCGATAATCTCGACATCACCCGCGTGCTGATCGACTTGAAGTCCTCGTACACCAAGGCCATCGCTATGGCCATGGGCCGTGCGTATGACGACGAAATCGGTGTGGCGTTCTTCGGCTCTGCAATGACCGGCGAACAGGGCACCACGCCCATCGCGTTCCCGGCCGGACAGCAAGTCGGCGTCAACGTCGGTGGTGCGAACTCGGGTCTGAACGTGCCGAAGCTGCGTGCAGCCAAGCGCTACCTGATGGCCGCTGGTGTGGACATCGCCACCACGCCGATCCACATGACCATCACCTCCGTTGAGCATGACAACCTGCTCGGCGAATTGCAGGTGACGAACATGGACTACACCGAGAAGCCGGTGCTGACCGAAGGTCGTGTCACGTCCTTCCTCGGCATCCAGTTCCATCACGTCGAATGGCAGTCGCTGCTCACCGACGGTGTGACGCCGAGCTACCCTCTGTCGCTCGCCTCCATCGTTCCGGGCGGCACCGGCGGCACCACGCGCGCTCTGCCGGTGTGGGTGGAAGACGGCATGCACTTCGGCACTTGGGATGCTTTGCAGAACAAGGTCGATCAGCGCTCCGACAAAAACTACAACTGGCAGCTCTGGTCTGAAGGTCAGGCCGGTGGCACCCGGTTGCAGGAAAAGAAAGTCGTGATGGTCAACGTCAACGGCTAACAATTCACCGGCGGGGGCTTCGGCCCCCTCCTCAACACTCTCTTGGAGCTATCACCATGGCAAAGTATCTTGCAAACGAACAGCGCTTCCTCGGCAACGTGCCGCCCACTCCTCCGGGCGACGAAGGCTTCGGTGCGCGTCCCCGCGTCTATCGTGCGACCATCAATCTCGATGGCTTGCAGATCAACTCGGACACCACGAAGAACGTGGCCACTGGCCTTCAGGTCGGTGACACCGTTTCGCTGGGCTTCATCCCTCCGGGCATGCGCTTCGTAGTCGGCCGCCTTCTGGCGAACGTCTCGCTGGGCACCTCGACCATCGCCATCGGCAACGCTGCCGCCGCCGGTAAGTACCGCGCCGCTGCTGTGTTCACCGCTGTCGATGTCCCCACCAACTTCGGCACCACGGCGGCTGCGGCCGCTGCTGCGCCGACCGGCAACTCGGAAGAAATTCTGCTGACCGTCACCACCGCTGCCATGCCGCTCGCGGCCGGTAACAAGCTGGTTGTTGACTTGGAGTTCATGGGACCGTAATTCTACGGTGCTTGACAGGAAGCCGCTCTACAGGGCTCGGCGCTTCGGCGCCGGGCCTTTTTCACAGGTGAAACCATGGCCACAATCTCTCTATCTCGCGTGCAGGTGCTGAATGACGCGCTGCGCATCATCGGTTCGCCGCTGATCACGAACCCCGATAGTGCAAGCGAAGGCGCGCGGCAGTCGAACGGCGTCTTTGACCGCATCGTCGCGCAGGAGCTGTCGCAGAATGCGTGGTACTTTGCCAAGGTGCAGGCCTCGCTTCCTGCCGATGCAGACGCTCCGCTGTACAAGTTCGCCAGAAAGTTTCAGCTCCCCGGTGACTTCGTGCGCCTGATCGAGATCGAGGGCATGTGGGTCTTCAGCAGCTACCATCAGCCGGGCTCTCGCGTGCAGGAGCTGTTCGAGGCGCAGGGCTCCAAGCTTCTCACCAACTTCGGTGCGCCCCTGAACATCACCTATCTGCGCAACTCAGGCGACGACACGAGCCAGTGGCCCGCGTATTTCTCCACCGTCGTCTCAGCGGCCATTGCCAAAGAGATCGCGGAGCCTCTCACCAAGTCGGCAGAGAACACGCAGGTGGCCGAGCGCGCTTACAAGACAGCCATCAGCAACTGCGCCCGCATCAACGCTATCCAGAAGGCGCCGGTGCAAGCGCAGGATGATAGCTGGATAACGTCGAGGTTCTTCTGATGGGCGGCCGTACCAGACACATTCTGACGAGCTTCAACGGAGGCGAGCTTTCGCCGCTGATGGAAGGTCGTGTTGATCAGGACAAATACTTCAGCGGTTGCCGCGTCCTCTCTAACTTCATCACCACCGCGCAGGGGCCGGTGCGCCGCCGGGGCGGCACGCGCCGCGTCGGTGAAGTCAAGACCAACGCTAATCGCACATGGCTCTCCAACTTTGTCTTCTCGCCGACGCAAGCCTACATCCTCGAATGGGGCGATACCTATCTGCGATTTTGGGCGAACCGGGGCCAGCTCCTGTCTGGCGGCTTGCCGTATGAGATCAGCACACCGTACTCTCTCGCCGATCTGGTTACCGTCGAAGGCACCTTCGCGCTGCGCTTCCAGCAGTCGGGCGACATCGTGTGGGTCTGTCACGTCGAAGCGAAGTACCCGCCCTATCGTCTCTCACGCTTCGGTTCGACGAGCTGGACCCTCGTGCCGGAAGTGTTCACCGACGGCCCGTTCCAAGATGTAAACACGGATAGCACCAAAACGGTGTATGCCAGCGCGGCCGGTTCAGTCGGCTCGTCGATCACGATCACCGCGAGCGCTGCAATCTTCCAGACCGGACACATCGGCGGTCTGTTCCGTCTGTCCACCTTCAATCCTTCGACCATCACGCCCTACCAGCCCTCGAAGAGCGTGGCCGTCGGCGACCGCGTGCGCAACGCTGGCAACGTGTATCAGGCACAGAACGCCTACACCTACCCATCCGGCGGCAGCTTGACGCAGCGCTACGTGCCGACCCACACCGAAGGCATCGCGTTCGACGGCGAAGTGTCGTGGAAGTATCTGCATTCAGGCTATGGCTGGGGCAAGATCACTGCGATTGGCGGCGGCGGCACCACGGCTACGCTGCTCGTATCGAACTACATCCCCGAAGAGTGCGTCGGCTCTGCCAATGCAACGCGCCGGTGGCAGTTCGGTGAGTTCTCTACGGTGTACGGCTGGCCCACCAATGTAGGCTTCTTCAAAGAGCGTCTGGTCTATCTGCGCAACAAGCAGGTCTTCCTCTCGCGCGTGTCAGGCTTCACGTCGTTCGACCGCCTCGACGCAGGTGACATCACGGCCGAGACTGCGATGTCGCTGTACCTCGCGTCAGTGGACACGATGCGGTGGCTTGCGCAGGTCAAGGACTTGCTGCTGGGCTCTGCGAACGGCGAAAGCGCGATGAACGGTCAGACCAATCAACAGGTCTTCTCGGCCACGAACGTCGTCAACACGCCGCAGTCGCAGTACGGCTCGCGGCTGCTGCGTCACCTTCAGGTCGCCGACGACATCCTGTTTGTGGAACGAGCTGGCCATCGTGTGCGTGACATCCGCTACAGCTTCGAGCGTGACAAGTACAACGCCGAAGACATCTCGGTTCTGTCGGAGCACCTGTTCGATGGCAGCGAGCGCGCCGGATCGCTGGATCAGGATCAGCGCGACATCGTGGATTGGGCCTACCAGCAGCAGCGTGACAGCATCGTGTGGTGCGTGTGCTCCGATGGCACGCTCGTATCGCTTGTGCTGAACCGCGACCGGAGCGTCTTGTCATGGTCACCGCATCTGTTTGGTGGCGATGGCATCGTGGAGGCTGTGCAGACGATCCCGTCGCCAGACACGAAGACCGACGACGCATGGTTCATCGTGGCGCGGCAGGTAAACGGGCAAACGATCCGCACCGTGGAGTACATGACCGACTACCGGCTCGTGAAGAAGGGCCTCGCAGAAGCGTTCCACGTCGATGCAGGCTACACCTATCGTGGCGCGGCAACATCGACGATCACCGGCCTGACATGGTTGATCGGCGAGACAGTGCAGGTGCTGAACGGCGGCTCGCGCGAGAGCGACAAGGTGGTCGATAACACCGGCGCCATCACTCTCGATCATCCCGGCACGCTGGTGCATGTCGGATATGGCTTCGCGTCGAAGCTCCAGACCATGCGCCCGGAAGTGCAGTCGGCCGCAGGCACCGCACAGGCGGCAGTGAAGGGCATCGGCGGACTGTTCTTCCGCTTCATGTCCACAGTCGGCGGCAAGTTCGGGCCGCTGTTCGACGGCGACG